AGAATTAACGGAAAATTAAAAAAAGGTATTTTACTATATAAATTTGAACAAAATCAACCATTAATTGAGGATGATGTACCATATTAATGTTACCTAAAATTAAAAAAAGTTACCATTTGTTACCTAAAAAAGGTAACATTTAAATTATTAATATTCAGTTAGTTAAGTGTAAGTTACCTTGTTACCTTTTTTAGTTTCAGAGATATAAAATATATATTTAAAATTCATTATTGTATATAAAAGTGAATAATGTATATAATATTATATGTTTTTATAATAATTTAGGTAACAAGGTAACATTTAATATAATTAGTTAATATTCAGTTAGTTAAGTGTTACCTTTTTTAGGTAACAAATGGTAACTTTTTTTAATTTTAGGTAACATTAATATGGTACATCATCTTCAATTAATGATTGATTTTGTTCAAATTTATATAGTAAAATACCTTTTTTTAATTTTCCGTTAAATCTGTAAGGCATATAATTAAACTTATTTTTAACAAAAATATCCTTTACATCATATTTTGAAACGTTAGTAGCGCAATTAGCGTTTAAATAGTTTAATATTTCTCCCTGATTCATAACTACTTTTTGTGTGTGTTCGCTTGTTTCTTCAAGTGAAAAGTGCGTAAAAAATAGTTCTTCAATAGGGTTAACGTCTATATTTTTAGCAGTATTATCATTTAAAAATTCAATATCTTCAGCTTTATAAATTTTCCAATCAAAATCCTCTCTCCATAATTTGTAAGCTTCACGCCAAAGAGAGTTAGTATCGATTTTAATCATTTTGTCGTAGTCAATTGATTCAACATTAATAGGTAAAAGTCTACGATTCCCTGTAACGTCTTTTAAAATATTTGATTCGTTTGTGGTTCCGCAAAGCGATGCACGTCTTTTAATCTTAGAATAGAATGCGCTGTAAGGTAAACGTATATCAATCCAATTTGTGTCTGCTACTCTTTTAAAATCTTTAACATCTTTTGTTGCAAGTCCGCCAAATTCATCATCAAAACAAATCAATCCTTTTGCAAGATTATACATACTATCTTTATCATTTGCGTCAATTTTCTTTTCTATTAAATAGTCTTGTAAATCTTCTGGAAGTAAATTTCTAAAAAAAGATGTTTTACCTGTACCTTGTTTTTGACCACAAAGCACTAATGTAAGTGGCGATACTTTTGTTTCTGCAAGTGGCGATATCCAATTGTGAACTGAACCGATTAACCATTTTTTAAACGCCCATCGATTATACTCATTATTTGGATGTATACAGTCGATATAAGCCTCTATTTGACCTTCGTTATATTCTTTTACACTAAAGAACGAATTAAGTGGATTAAAGTCTTTTGTGGTGTCAGAATTAATAATATCACGTACGTCTGATTTTGATACATTAAAATCTAAAACCTTTGATGCTGTTTTATAAATCGAGTTTAATTTATGATCATCAATAACAATTCCATCTATTTTAATTTCATTTGTGATAGTGTTTCTTTCTGGTGCATAATTTTCAACTATAAAGTTTTCAAGTTTAGCCATGTTTGAAATATCTTCTTGAATAGTGTATATTTCTTTTGATTCAATTAGTTTTTTAATTAAATCCTCATCTACTTCAATCTTTTGAATTTTAAGAGAATTAGCCACGCTTTCAACTGTTGCAAGCCCTTGAACCTTTTGAACGTTTACAGCTTTTATAGTAGCTTTTGTTTGTTCGCTGTATATTTCAATTCCAGCTTCTTTTACATAATGATAAAAAGTAGCAATAGAAATCCCACCATCTTTACAAAAGTTTTTGTAATGTTTTTCAATTGCTTTAGGGTCATACTTCGCTCCAGATTGACAAATCGCTTTAAAATAATCTAAACCATTAATCCCAAATTGTGAACCGATAGCAAATCCAATGTCGCAATATCTTTTATAGTCATCATGGCAAAGATCAATATCTTTTACTTTTTCTAAAATATCTGTAAAGTCATTTTTCGCAAACACAAAGTTTTCTTTTTTCTTTTCAGTTTTAATTTTAGTTTTTGCTATAAACTTTTTTGAATTATCGTTTTTGAATAAATAAGGGTCGTATGATAAATATCTAAGTCTGTTTTTATTTTTACAACTCTGGTCAATTGCAAGGTTAAATTTATCCCAATAGTATTGTGCAAGTTCATGGAATGATTCAATAAATTTATTTGGGTTAATTTTTATAAACACACAAAGACCGTCGCCACCAAAAGAGCGATGTGATATAAAAGTATAGTCATCTGAATTAATACGCTGTATCATGTTAATATCAACTTCGTCATCAATATCAAGGCAAATCAAACCATTCATTTCAAAAATATTTGAAGCTACTTTTGAGCCTTGATTCATTATTGCCGAACCTGTAACGCATGGCATTTTTGATTTAAGACTTTTGTATTTTTCCTCATCATTTTTAACTGCACGAGCTGTCAATACCATGTCTTGGTACTTTCCTTTTAAAATCATTTCGCAATAATCATCAATTGAAATATCGTGCTTTTCAGTTGATTTAACGGTGTTGTATAAACTAACTTTCATATTTTTTTGTGTATGCTTCTGTTAATATTTTTTTACAATAGTTTGAGTAAATTACATTTTTACCTTTTGGAAGAATTGAACGGATAATTTGTAAATATTGGGGTTTTAAAAGTACTCTAAATTTTTCATTAAACGTTCCTTTTAACCAATGATATTTAAAATCTTTTTCCTCAATTTTTGATTTTACTAAAAACGTAACCCATTTATTTTTAAGTATTTTCAAAGCTTGATAATCACTTACTCCTTTATTTATAAAGAAATTTATATCAATTTTTGGAGGTTCTAATTTCGCTTTTTGCCCTTTAATTTCAAATAGTTTTACTTGCTTTTCAATTTCTTCTGAAATTTCTTTTTCTGGAACCAATTCCCCACAATCAGGACATTTTTTTTCTTTTTCTGGAAATGTAAAACCACAACTTTCGCACTCCTGCTGAGGTTCAATTTTTACTTTCATTTTCCTATCCGAAAATATTTTTTCCCAATCCCGATTAAAAGAAAAAGTCCCATGTTCAGATATGTTATTCCCACCATCAATTACAATTACTTTATCCTTTTGCGTTTTGTTTGTAATTCTGGCACCACGCCCTACAATTTGAATCCATAAAGCAAGTGATTTAGTGGCACGTGCTACAATTATACTTTCAACATCGCAAACATCAAAACCTTTTGTAAAACAACCTGTATTTATTAGTATTGCATCTGGAGTGTTTCTGAACCATTCAATAATTTCATCACGTTCATTTGATTTATTGTTTACGCTGTCATAAGTTTTTACGTTTCTATCTTTAAATAATTCCGAAAATATCTGATTCGTTTCTGTTGAAGCTGTGAAAATCATTGTTTTTTTATCTAAACAATATACTTCATAAGTGTGTTTTAAAGCTTTTTGATAATCTTCACTTTGAAATACTTTTTTCATAGATTCAACCGTAAACTCTCCAGAGCTATCAGTTTTCAAACCGCTGTAATCAAAATCAATTAAATAATTTTCATCTTTAACAAGATATTTATTTTCAATTAGCCATTCAATAGGCTTGCCATATATCAAAACATCATATACATCAGCCATTACTTCAACGGCTGTTATATTTTCTTCATAGTCATAACGCTTTAATCTTACAGGAGTTGCTGTAAATCCTAAAATTTTGGCATTTGTAAGATATGGGAATAATTTATTAAATATCCAAACATGGCACTCATCAATAATCGTATATTGAATAGTATTTAATAGGTTCGTGTCTTTTTTAACACGATTAAAAAGCGTTGTTACCATTGCTACAACTACTTTATTTTCTGGCATTTTTTTACCAGCGGTTAAGGCTCCAATATCAATTCCTTTTTTCTTAAAAGTTGCAACTGTTTGATTAATTAAATCAATTGAATCAACTATAATTAAAGTTTTAGAATCGAGCTGTTTAATTAACTCGGTAAAAATTACAGTTTTTCCGCCACCCGTACTGAGTTGAACGCATATTTTTTCATGTTCTGGAATTGCTTTTAGTATGTCATCTAAAAGTTCTTGCTGATATTCTCGTAGTTTCATAAAAATAAAAAGAGAAAACCCCTAACTCAATGCATCACTATTGGTTAAGGGTTTCTCGGTTACGTTAAATAATTAACGTTATACTTTCGATGTCGGTGATGCTTCGACTTTACAAATATAAAAAAACCTACTGAATTAACAATAGGTTTTTAGTTAAAGTTTTAGTATGGAAGGTCATCGTGTTCTTCTTCTTTAAAATCAATATTAACAGGTTCAGAAACATCGTTTGTTTTCTTTTGAAAAACTTTAAGATTACCTAAGTAAGGCAAACTAACTTCTTTTGCTTTGTCAGCCCCTAAAGCCTTATACGCTTCACTTGATAGTTTTTGAACTTGAAAACCCCAATTTCCGTTGGTGTCTTCTGAATCCATTGTAACAACATCAGTTTGCATATAAACAGCCGTTGTTCCGTCTTTTTCAATTGCTGTTAAATAATTATCATCAATTGGTAATACTAAGCATTTCTGACCACTTTTAGCAGTAATAATAGAATGCTTCATTTTTGTAAGTGCTACGCTTAAAGCGTAAGATTGCAATTTTGCCATAATATAAAATGTATTAATTTAGCTTACTCTATTCGGTTTTCAGCTCCCCCGTTAATTTTTCTATTTGTTCAGTTGATAAAGATACTTTTTTATCTTCATGTAGCTTTAGATATTTTTTAATTTCTTCTTTTCCTTTTGCGATTAAGTCATCAATAGCTTTATCGCTTAATTTAATTGGTGCAGGAGCTTCTTCAAATTCTTTTGTAACCTCAGCAAGATATTTAACATCGTCAAACAATCCCATAAAAATATCCGCATTAAAACCAAGTTTAGATATTGCTTTTGTCAAAGTATCTGTTTCAAGTTTTTTTGCAAAATTATCATCTACTTTAGTTTTTGCATTATCCATAAAAATACTTTGAGCATTTTTAATTGGAAATTTTCCACCTGGATAATAAAAAACAGCGTGCAAAACAACAAGACCTAAACTATCTGTTAGTGTATAATCAAATTCTAAACTTTCAAACCCCCAACTCGTACCATAAGATCCGAATTGTTCAGTTACATTTTTTATTTGATACTGCGGAGCAATAGCCGTAATATTGTTACCTTTTACGTTTGCTTTTTTTGTATATTTTGGATTTGTCTTTTCGACTTTATTCCAAAGTTCTAAATGATTAGTCATAATTTTTTATTTTATATATATTAAATTTGTTTTGTTTTTTAATTGACCTAAAAGCATTGCTTTTAAATAACTATATCTATATCCATAAGTTTCTGCTGCTTTAGGTATTGATTCGTGAAATATTCCGCTTTCTAAATTTAAAACATTAAACCTTTTTTGTGTTTTGCCTAAATTAGATTTAGATATATTTTCTTTATGTTTATCAGTAAATATTTTTATTTTAGCAGATTCACTCATTTTAAATCTTGTTTCAGCAGATAGATTATTCATTTTTTCTATAATTCTATTTCTAAATTCTAAAGTCCTTTTTTTACCTTTATTTGAATTAGATATTTTTAACTTTGTTTTTTCTGAATGAACAAATTTTTTATAATTAGTTTTTACTAAGTGGCAATTTAAACCATCTAAGGATATAACATTATAATAATCTTGCCAATAACGTTCACGTTCATTTAACAAACCAATATAACACTCTTCTATTATTTCAAAATTATGCTTTTCAACACCATATTTTAAAAAAGAACTATAAAGCCTTGTCTGACCTTTACACATCATAAGACTATATAAGTAAAATCTTCTTTCAATGTCTTTACTTTGACCTATGTAAACTCTGTTTTTTGGTGAAGTAATTTTATAAATACCTATCATAAAAATGCAAAAACCACCATATCAAAAGGTCGTCGTCTTTATCAATGGTGGAATTTTATTATATTATTAATGTAGCGACGACTCTACTAATACAAATATACAAAAAGTTTTTTACTTATTTCTTTTTTGGTGCAAATATTTTTGTTCATCGTTCCACGCTTTTATACGTGTGTTACGTATTTTCTTGTAGTTTTCATCTTCCAAATCTTTTTCAGTTGGTAGTTGTCTTACTTCCATACCTAAATGATTAAGATAGTTTTTTTCATCGTTTCCTAACTTACTATAAGTTTCCTCCGATAGTTTTAAAAAGTATTCTTTACTTCTGTTCATAATTATATAAAATAAAAATACCGTTGCAAAAGTGAGTAAGGCATCACAATCACAACGGATTTATAATATTTTCTCGACCGCCTTACTTGTCGTTTGTTTAGCAAATATACTCAATTCAAAATTAACTG